TTGGCAAACCAGCGATCGGAGAAGGCGCTGTAGGTGCGCCCCAGCCGGGCGCCCTGATCGAGAAACCACGTCTGGCCCCACAGGTCGGCGAGGCCGTTGGGGCTGGGCGTGCCCGTCAGGCCGATGAAGCGGCTGACCTTGCTGTGGGCCACCTTGCCCAAGGCGCCGGCGCGCTTGCTGCCCTGCCGGATCCTGAAGCTCTTGAGCCGGGTGAACTCGTCGGCGATGACGGTCTTGAAGGGCCAGTCCTCGCCCAGCGTCTCCACCAGCCAGACCAGATTATCGTAATTGCAGGCGTAAATATCGGCTGGGGAACGAATAGCAGACAGCCTCTCCTTGGCGCTCCCGGTGACCACGCTGACGCGCAGGTGCGCGAGGTGCTCCCACTTCGTGACCTCCTCCGGCCACGTCGTGCGCGCCACGCGCAGGGGCGCCAGCACCAGCACCGGGAAGACGTCCTCGACAAGGCTCAGATCGTTGAGAGCCGTCAGGGTGCTGACCGTCTTGCCGCCGCCCATGGGCATCCAGAGCGCCGCGCGAGGCGTGCTGTAGAGGTGCTGGATGGCCTCGTGCTGGTAGTCGTGCGGGACGAAGGTGCGGGTCATGAGCGGCCGCCCCTGACCGCCGCAACAGCAGCCTCGGCCCCCTCCGGGGTGTCCACGACCAGCACGGTGAAGCCATCGGCGCGCAAACGGTCATGCTCCCGTGCCTGCTGCGGCGTGGCCTTCTTGCCGGGCGCCTTCAGCTCGACGAAGGCCATCAGCGGGCCGGGCCACCAGATCAACCGATCTGGAGCGCCGCGCCTGCCGATCCACGAGAGCTTGCGTATGCGGCCGCCGGTCGCCAGCACGCACTTCTTGAGGTAGGCCTCGATCTTGCCCTCGGGGGTCAAGGTTTTCCCGCGAGGCCGCAGTAACCCCTAGTCTCGCCCTCTTCGTCGCTAGCCCATCGCCACGCCATGCAGTCCCCGGCTACACACTCAACACCTGAGATGCGGGTAACCTCATCTTCTTGCGCCAGTCTGTTGAAAGACGATGTCGCAACGTAGGCATCGTGGGTAATAGGATCGTTGCGCGCCTCGTCAGACTGCGCTTTGCCCGTCCTCACCCGCGAGAAAGGGCACCACATCAAACAGGCATCACTCTCTTCCATGTATCTCATCTTCTAGTCCTTCCTGTATCGGTTGCACTCAAACCCTGCGGCGGCCAGTGGCAGACCCAGCGACCAGCCGGGGCCCTTGGCCATTAAAGCCGACAGGCCCTCCGCAGAGTATGCAGGGTCGTCGGGTGTCTCAGTGATCAGCTCATCGTGCACATGCAGGCAGACGTCGTAGCCAGCCTTCTCGGCCAGCGCCATGCCGTGCGCCAGCACGTCGCGCGCCGTGGCCTGCACGATATTCTCCACGAGCTTGCCGCCGTAGGTCTCGAGCGTCTCCCACTTGCGCGTGTACTGATTGACGCCCGAGTATGTGATCTTGTCGCTCTCGTTCTCGCAGGCGTCGGGGTAGCACAGGTAGCGCCCTGACGGCAGGCGGATGCGCAGCCAGCCGTCCTCGACGTCGAGCATCAGGTCGCGCACTTGGCGCTTCTCGCTCCTGTCGCGCAGCACTTGGCGAGCGGCGAACTCGACGTCGTACCAGAAAGACACCACGGACTTGTGCGCCTTGCGCCACGCCTTGACGATCGGCGTCACCTCGTCCTCGGCCTTCTCAATGCCATACAGGCGCGCCATCGTCGCGAAGGCGCCGACGCCGCCCTGATAGCCCAGCGCCAGCTCCATGATCTTGCCGAGCTGGCGCATCATGCCGTCGCCCGTCTTCTTGTTGTCTATCACCTGCTCCGGTGTGACGCTGAACGAGCGGCTGTAGGCCAGAACGTACAAATCATGCCCAACGCCGCGGTCGAAGGCGGTGAAGGCGTCAGTCTTCCAGTCCTCGCCCGCCAGCCACGCCAGCACGCGCCCCTCGATGTTGCTCAAGTCGGCGATCACCAGCTTGCGCCCGGCGGGCGCGATCAGGCAGCCGCGCACGGCGGAGGCGCACAGCTCCATGACGTTGCCGACCACCAGATCCTCGCAGTCGGCCTTCATGGCGGCGATGCCCATCTCGATGACGTCATGCTTGAGCGTCGGGCGCGGCAGGTTCTGGGGCTGGAACAGGCGACCGCCCCAGCGTCCGGTGCGGGCGGCGCCGCAGAACTGCAGCGTGCCGCGCAGGCGGCCGTCGGCAGACGTGCCATTGACCAGCACGGTGTACTTGGCCGGGGACGTGGCGCTGGCCTGCTGGCGGATCTCCAGCAGCTCTCGCACGGCCGGGTCCAGATCACCCTTCAGGGCCGCCGTCACGGTGCCCTTGGTCATGTTCTCGGGGATGTAGTCGTACTCGCTCGCCAGATACGCCATCAGCTTGTCGCGCTGCGTCAGGGAGCCCACGACGCCTCCCGTGGCGGCCTTGGCGCGATCGGCCAGATCAGCGCCGGCGCGGGCGGCGGCGCGCAGGGCGGCGCGCGCCAGATCCAGATCCACTGCCACGCCACGGTCATTGATCTTCTGGTCTAGGATCCAGAGGCTGCGCTCGGCGGGCGTCGTGTTCCAGACGGGCAGGCGCTTGTGAACCTCGCGCATGGCCTCGACGTCCAGCCGGGCGTATTCGACGAACTCGGCCCAGTCCTCGGGGTGCGTCTCGGCAGTCGCCCGGCGCAGCTTCATGTTCTTGGGGCGCGGCTTGGTGAAGAGCTGGATCAGCTTCTTGCCGCGCTTGTCCTTGGCCTTGTCCGTCGGCACGCCGAGGATGTCGCAGAGCTGGCCCAGCGAGCCCGGCAGGCCGTGCGCCAGCGCCTGCACCATCGTGTCGGCAACGCGCGCGACGGGTACGCGCACATTGTTGTGAGCCAGCACGGTGCGGTCAAAGGCGCTGTTGTGGATCACGACGGTGTCGGCCTCGTCGATCAGCTCCTGCAGATAGTCCAGCTCCGGGCCCATGACGGCGACGGGGTTGTCGTCTATCGCCACGGCGACCAGCAGCACCTGCGCCTTCTCGGCGTAGGCGTGCGTGCCGTGCGTTATCGGCACGTCGCTGAACGTCTCAAGGTCGAGATACAGGGTGGTCATAGGTTGTCCCAATTCTCCCCTTCGGTGAGGCGCCCACCACCAGCCCTACGGGGGAGGGTGGGACAACCATTTCGGAAAGGCAGCGGACGCCTCGCCGAAGGAGAGACCCCGGCAGCCGTGAAGCCGCCGGGGCTTATTCCTAGATCAGATCAAGGCCGATGGCGTGCGCGTAAAGGTCAAGCATCGCCTGTGCCTCCTTGCGCTTGTCCTCGTCCAGTTTACGCAAGGCGACGATCTTGCGGAGCGTCTTGGCGTCGAAGCCATTGCCCTTCGCCTCGGCGTACACATCCTTGATGTCCGCCGTGACGTTCTTCTTCTCGTCCTCGAGGCGCTCTATGCGCTCGACGACGGTGCGAAGCTGATCGCCAGCGACGCTGTTGTGCCCGACGACAGTCATCAGACCAGATCCTCCTCGGCCTGCGCCAAATCGGCGAAGGCGTTGTCGGTGGCCACGGACGGGCCGCCGAAGTTCTCGCCGTCGTTGGCAAACATCACGCCCTGCAGCGTGCAGTTGATGCGCCGGCCCCACTTGTTGTCCTGCGCCCAGATGTCGACGAGGGCGTGGACGTAGCAGCCGGAGTAGATCAGGCTCTCGATGTCGCGCGAGCTCTCCAGCTTGACGTTGGCCTTGTTGTAGACCGTCGGGCGGCTCTTGGAATTGCGCGCCGACAGGTAGTGCATGCCCTCGAAACCGGCATAGGTCTCGCCGGACTTCTTGTTGCGGTAGGGCGCCTCGACATAGGCAACCTTCTTATCTTCCGTCAACAACTTGATTACGTCGGCGGACTTGTCCTTCCACTGCTCCTTGGCAGCGGCAGTGATGGCATCCTTGATCGCCTTGGCCTGCTCGGACTTGGGCTGGATGATGAACTTGGCCTGATATGCGGGCTCGCCATCACCGAAGGCTTCCGGTTCAGCAAGAGCCGGGAACGAGATACGGACATTCTTGATACGGATTTGCATTTCGTAGTTCTCCAATTAGCAGTTTTCAGTCTGCAGTTAATCTGGCGAGGACATCCTCGTCAGAGTTTGAGACGGCCAGTGCTGGCCGCCTATCAGTGGCGGGTGCCACCGATGGTTTGCCGTCGCCGCGAGAGGTCAGTGCCTCAACCTTCTCCCAGCGTCCGGGGTTGGACTTCAAGAGCTTCTCCGCCTTGGTGGGCGAGATCAGCTTGAAATCATACATCTCTTCCTTCTTGAAGCGGAAGCTCTTAAACAGCTTCTCCACCTCGTCCTCGTTCGTCCACGCGCGGTTGCCGCGCCTGCCCTCGACCAGCTTGAAGCCGGCCACGGCCTCGCCCGCCAGCAGGCGGCGCTCGACCTCGGCGCGGATGGCCTTGCACCACTGCTCGACCAGCTCGACGCGCTGCATGGCCTGAGAGAGCTCGTCCTCCTCGGCCACCGCCAGATCCGCGAAGTCGGACGGGCTGGCGATGCCGCCGACGGTGTCGCTGATCTCGGCCTTCAGAGCCGGGCACGTCGCCTTGGCCTTGCAGAAGCGGCACTGCTTCTCGCCCGGCTCAAGGCGCGGGTTGCTGTGATCGAGCGCCTCAATGGCGGCAAGGCGCGCGTTCTCGCGGAACTCCTCCAGCTTGGCGGCCGGGATCGACCACTCGCTGACGTGGTTCAGGCGCGGCTGGTGGACGACCATGACGATCTCTTGGAAGTCGCCCAGAACGTCGTAGTCGTGCAGGGCGCCCAGCGCGTAAAGCTGAAGCTGCTCGTTCTCCGTGGCGTCCACCTTCACGCCCATGCCGTACTTCAGGTCGATGACGGTAATACGGTCAGGATGGATGACGATGGCATCGGACGTGCCCGTGCTATTCGGCACGCCGATGGCCTCGCTGAAGTTGACGCGGCGCTCGACCAGAAGCTGGCCGCCTTCCGCGTACTCCCGCACCAGCTTGCAGTAGTCGTTGACGTGGCGCGCCATCTCGGCGGTGACGGTGAAGTCGAAGCCGTCGACGGTGATGGTGTCGCCGATCACGGCCTCGGCGTTGGCGTCCAGCTCAAGACATTTCGACGCCAGCTCGTGCGCCGCCGTGCCCTCGGCGGCGTACTTGCTGGAGGTGTCGGGCATGCCGCTCTCGGCGGCGATGCTGCCCGGACAGCGCATCCAGCGATGCGCGCCCGAGGGCGACAGGACGGAGTGATGCGCCATGCTCAGTTGCCCATCGCCTTGTTGACGGCGTCGACCAGCTCGCCGTAGCGCGAGGCCTCCAGCTCCGATGCGCTCTTGACGCCGAACGTCGCCAGCAGCTCACGGACGTCGTCGCGGCTTTTCGCGGCGACCATCTTCAGGACCAGCGGGGCGACCTCGGTCTTGTAGTCATAGACGCGCGCGTCCGGTTCAGGCTTCGGCGCGGGTTCAGGCTTCGGCGCGGGTTCAGGCGTCGGTTCAGCTTTCACCTCGGGCGCCGGTGCGGGCAAGTTGATCTCGCTGGCCTCGACGCGCAGCACGTCGAACGTGCTGGGCAGACCCTTGAGCTGCGACGCCAGAGCGGCCAGCTTGCCGCTCAGTTCGTTGATAGTCGCGGCGGATACTTCTACGCGGTACGTCATGTCGGTTGTCCCTCTCCAAGCTGTCTCATCAGTGCGGAAATGTCGGCCTCGCGATCGGCAATGTCGTCTTCGAGATTGGCGATCTCGCGCTTCAGGTCGTCGATCGTGTCTTGCTGATCGGCCAGCTTCTCATCCAGCGCAACGGCGTCTTCAAGGCGCTCGGCCAGAACGATGCACAGCTCGTGCTCACTGTCCTTGCCCTCGTCGATCAGGTAGCCGTCCGACATGGCGCGGTAATAGGTTCTGTCTTTCATGTTAAAAGTTCCATGCTTTGGCGTTGTACTGCGCGGCGATAGCGCGAGCTTCGCGCTTGCCGGGTACGCTATAGACAGCGCCGCCGATGGGGCGGTTGCTGTCAGTGATGCGCAGCTCGTATCCGTTCTTGATCTTGGTGATATGTGCAAACATTGGTTGTCCCTTAGTTAGTGTCCGCTCTAGATATACCTGCAATCACCCGATTGCAAGCCCCTATTTGCAGAAAGTTACGCGCCCGTGGTCTATGATCAGGGGGGCGTCTGCGCCCTTGGTTAAGCCCTTGAGGGCGCGGTGTATTGTCTGGCGGCGGATGTCGCGCTTGCCGTCTTCCGGCAGGGGCATGCCCTCGACGCAGAGGGCCACGAACTTGTCCAGCGCCATGCTCGTCGTGCGCGCGTCGATCAGCTCGATACTGTCGAGAATGTGCGCCTCGACGCGGCCGATTTTCTTGGCGCCCTTGCGGTCCTTGTCGTTGGCGGAGGGCGCGGGCGCGTCCGTCTCGATCACCGCGCAGGATGTGACGACGTCGCCATCGCCGTCGATGCCCACGTCGACGATGTCGAGCTTGAAGCCCCAGCGCAGGTTGTCGTCGCCGTCCTTCATCTTGCTGGTGCGCATCTGGCGCACGGGGCTCTCCTCCTCGCGGCTGATCTCGATCTCCACGTCGGCGGCGGCCTTGATGCCGCTCCAGCCGCGCGCGCCCTTCGAGGCGTCCTTGCCCGCGTGGTGGATCAGGAGGCACATGGCCCCCGTCGCCTCGCGCAGGCCGCGCGCGTTCTTGAGCGCCAGACCCATGTCCTCGCCCGCGTTCTCGTTCGCGCCCGGCGTCACCTGCGCGAATGTATCGACGATCAGGAGCGAGGCGCCGCCCGCGGCGACGATCGACGCCACCACCTCGCTGATGTCCTCGGCCTCAAGGAAATTGGGCGCGGCCGTGATCACGCCAATGTCCAGATCGCGCATCTCGATCATGTGGTGCTGGCAGTAGGCCTTGATGCGCTTGCCGTAGCCCCCGCCGCCCTCGGCGGCGATGACGATCACGCGGCCCTTGCGCACGCGCCGGCCGCGCCAGTCCACGCCGCGGGCGATCGAGCCGGCCATGTCCAGCGCGGCGAAGCTCTTGCCGGAGCCGCTGGCGCCGAACAGGACACCCATGTCGGCGTCGGGCAGGACGCCCTTGATCAGCCAGCCAATGGGATCGCGCTGGGCGAGGCTCTCGGCGCTGTAGACACGGAACCGCCCCTCGAAGCCCTCGGGCGTGCAGACCCCCTCGGAGGGCGGCAGGTCGGCGATCTGTTCAGCGGTATCGGCGGCGACGGCCTTCAGATCCTCGGCCGAGGCCGCCAGTGTAGGGCGCGGCAGGGCAATGCCAGCCTCCTTGGCCATCTTCAGCACCGATGCCATCGTGATCTGGCGGCGGCCGGAGCCGCTGCGCCGTGTGAAGCTGTCCCACTGGCCGCGCAGGGCCTCCTCCGACGGGTACTTGCCGCCGGCCTCAGACCAGTCGTTCCAGAGGTCAAAGCCCGTGTCGTCGCCCTCGCACTCATGGTGCAGGGCCATGCCGACGCGGATCCAGTCATCCCGGCCCATGTCGGGGTCGAGGCCCGCCAGCAGGGTCTGCATCTGCTCGACGCTCAGACCGATCTGGGGCTCGAGCCCGGCGAAGGGATCGTCGTTGTCGACGGCCTGCGCCGGGGTGCTGCGGCCGAAGCGCGCCTCGCACAAGGCGCGGGTTTTGTCGTCGGCGTCGGCGATCGTGTCCTCGAGACCGCACAGGTCGATGTGCGGCAGCATGTTGCCGGTGAAGGTCACAAAGCCGTTGGAGCTGAAGGTCTCAAAGCCGAAGCGCCCCGGCTCGGCGGCGCTCTTGTGATTGCCCAGCGCGCCGCGCACGAAGGCGCGCACGCCGATGCCGCTGGGGCTGAACTCGCTGTAGGTGCGGCCGACGATCGCCATGATCTCGGGCGCCATGTTGCGCAGGCCCTCGGTGCCGATGCACTTGTCGAAGTCGAGCGCCGTGATGTTCCAGTCGGCGAGCATGGCGAGGCCCACGCCGTCGAAGCCGCGCCGGGCGGCGGCGGCCGTTGCGGCGGCGAATGATGTCAGCTTTGAGCGATCCGTGGCGCTGCCCTGCTGGCCATGCCTACGGCCGCCGTCGGTGTAGTAGGGCACCTTGAGCTGCTTGCCCGTGCCGGGCTGCGTCTCAAAGCGCCAGATCAGCCAGCCCGGCAGCTCGCGCAGGGCGGCAGGTGCCACCAGCTCGCGGTGATGCGGCGCGATGGCGCTCACGTTAGGCATGTGTCCCTCCCCCTCCATGCTTTAAAGCACGCTCAACAGATCATCCACGAGCTGGATGCGCTTGCCAATCCACTGCATAACGGGCACGGCCATCGAATTGCCCAAGGCCTTGTAGCGGGGCCCATCGGCTGCGGGTTTCTTGCGGTGATCCACTAGGGTGTAGTCGTCAGGAAAGCCCTGCAGCCTCTCGCACTCGCGCGGCGTGAGGCGGCGCACGGCACTGGCGGCGACATAAGACTTGCTTGACCCGCCGCTGGCGGCGCGGATGTTGGCCGTGTCGTGCGGGCCTTCCATCTGGGTGCCGCCCTCGCGGCCGCGCATGTCGTAGGCGACTGCGTGGCTGTGTCCCTTTGTCAGCGTGAAAGATGGGTCGCCCTGCGCCCCGAAGCCCAAGCCGCCTGACGCGTGGCCCTCCGTCATGTTCTGCGTGTCGATGGGGTACACGGGCACGATGTACTCATCTTTGCTGTCGCCTGATCTGGCTCCATGTCCGGGGCCGTCTTGCGATGCCGCCGCGCGCAGCGTGGGCATCACATCAACGTGCGCAACGGACTGCAGGACGTAGTCGCCGCCCTGATTTCCGCAGATGGCGCGTTCTTGAATGGCAACGCAAGGAGCCTGATCGCTTAAACCACGACCCTGATCGCTTTTGAGCGTAGGAAAAACCTCCGTGCTGGGGTTAGAACCTGCGCCTCGTCTTAGGTTTCCTGTTTGAAACGCCACAGCCACTTGGCCGCCAGCGTTTGCGTGTGACGCTCCGTGGCCCATGGCTCGCAGCGTAGGCGACACATCGCCTGCATCGGCGCCGTGGTCTTTGCAAGAAAACGCCACCACGTTCTGACCTCTGTCTGCGCACGGGCTGCTGTCGTGACGCGCCGTGAGCGAGCCAGCCACGTCGCCGTATTGCGTCATGGGCAGATAATGCCCACCATCAACTTCCGGCGCGCCCATGGCCTGTGGGCCTTTGGCTGTCAAAGCGCCTACGACATCGCCGTATTGCGTCACAACGTAGGCCTTGGTGTCGGGAGCGTGATGCGACCCGCTTTGCGTGTTCAGCGCCGGGCTGACGCAGGGCACGATGTGGTCAAAGTCACCCTGCACTCCGCCTTCTCCCGGGCGGCGTATGCGCAGCGTGCCAACCGTGTCCGGCGCGGGAACGAACATTGAGCAGCCGCCGTTGACGTGCTGATTGTTCTGGCCCCACTTGCTTCCGTACTCAGCGTCAAGAGTTCCTGCCACATCAGCAGGCCAGTCTACACCAGATCGCTTCCGTCCTCCGGTGGCGATAACAGGGTCTTGTCCTCGGGTTTCTCCGGTTCTGTCGAAGCCCCGGCCACTTGCTCCAATGCAAGGCGCAAGGTCGTGGGTAACGCTTTCCCGCGCTTCTCTGCGCGGCGGAGTATCCCTTGACAGGCTTTGGCGCTCAAAAAGAACCGCTGCGGCGGGTCTGTAATCTCCAAGATATCCGACAAGGAACACACGGCGACGTCGCTGGGGAACTCCAAAGTACTGAGCGTCAAGCACTCGGTAGGCGAGACCATACCCGAGCTCTGCCAGCGCCCCGAGGATGGAACCAAAGTCCCGTCCTCCTGACGATGACAGGACACCGGGGACGTTTTCCCAGACGATCCAGCGCGGCCGTTCTCTTTGAGCAAGTCTGCAAAACTCAAGGGCGAGGTTACCACGCTCGTCATCCAGACCGCCTCTGAGTCCGGCAACGCTAAAGGACTGGCAGGGTGTTCCGCCAACGAGGAGGTCGATTTTTCCATATTGGTTCTCCGTGATGGTTGTGAAGTCGCCGTGCAAGGGTACGTTGGGGTAATGGTGTTCCAGCACCGAGCGCGGAAACGCCTCGATCTCGCTAAAAAAAGCAGGTTCCCAGCCTAGCCCGTGCCACGCCGTGGTCGCGGCCTCTATGCCGCTGCATACTGATCCGTAACGCATTGTGGTTGTCCCTTTGGTATTCGGTTAGTTCATGATCAGCTTCGCGAGCTTCGGATTGAGCAGCTTCAACACCGGGATGTTGAACAGCGCCTTGAGCTGCAGGGCGCGATCGCTCGGCACCCAGCCGCGCTTCTGCCAGTGGTATACGACCTGATGCGATACCTTTAGCAGCTTGGCCAGCGCGATGGCGCCGCCCGCCGCCTCGATGGCGCGGTCAATTCCCGTCATGATGAAGTTGCTCCGTGGTAGGTGTGCTCGACGCAGACCATAAGCTGCGCCGGGCAAGATGTGCAAGCTATTGTTTGCAGCGTGGTTGTCTACGCGCGTCTACGCGTAGTCTTTTTTGTCTTGGCCTTGGGTTTGTTCTTGCTGCCCTTGGGCCTGCCGCCCTTGTTCTTAGGCGCAGGGGGCGTATCAGTAACTACAGCATCTGGTGCTGCTGCCGTATCCCTAGTGACCGACTTGCGGTGCCGGTATAGGTCTAGGCACACGCCTATAACCAAGCCGGCGAAGGCGAGACCCATCATCAGTGCGATTGCTTGCGCGTTTTCCATGTCGCTTATTCCTTTTGCGCTTTTGCTATGTATTTATCTAACCGCCGCATTTCATCTTTGAGAGAACGCCTGCTCTCCTTGCTAGAGTTGCCGGATATTACCTGAACCAGCTCCCCGGCTGCAGTGAACAGCTTCGTGTGCTTGCTGCCGTTTTCAATCCGCAGCCCTCGGGTTCGCGCGTAGTCTAGTAGTTCTCTGTATTTGTTCATCACTTCTCCCCCAGCGCGGCATCCACCATCGCCACCCACTCGCACTCGATGATGTCGTTGAGCAGCGTCTCGCGCCTGTACCCGCCAGCCGGATGCGCGGCTGATCCGGCGTCCAGCATCTCAGGTGTGCAGTCGCGCATAGCGGCAATGGCGGCGCGGGCGTACGGAATACATTTCTGTATAGCGAAAGGATCATAGTCCCGGCCCACTTCTCCAAGCGCCTTTGTTGCAATAGCCTTCGCCACCCGTTCAATCATGTCCACGGCGTTTTCCCTTCTTGCTGTCGGGCAGCGTCATGGCCTTCACGTCCACGTCCCAGCCCAGTTTCTTGAGATGCCCGCGCAGCTCTATGTTCTGCAGGTAGAGCGCGCGGGCGATGCTCTCCCAGTTGGGCGTGCCCTCCATGGGGAACAGCACGACGATCGTGCGCGCCTTGCCGGGAGCGAAGTCGATGTAGCCCCTCTCGCGCAAGGCGTAGAGGTAGCGCGACACGGAGGCCTTGGAGCGAAAGCCCAGTGCGTCCTGCATCTCGGCGTATGATGGCGAGATGCCCTTGCGCACGATGAACGTGTTCAGGAAGTCGAGCATGCGCTTCTGCGGCGACGTCAGGCCGCCCGCGCTAGACATCGGCCTGCGCCTCGCACAGGACGGCCGCGTAGCCGGCGATGTCGACGGCTGAGTCCGAGTGATCTGGCGTCACCAACAGCCGGGCCACTTTCAACTGCACAAGGCACAGTGCGCACTGCACAGGCGTGACGGGTACGCCCAGCACGATCGACCAGAGCTGCGCCGTGCGCTCCATGTTGGCGCGCGCCTCGCCGTAGACCCGGCCGCGCTCGGCGATGGTGCGCGCCGCGTCCAGCAGCATGTCGGATCCCTTGCTCATTTCACTATCCTGATGTGCTTGGTGCATGCCTCGCCGGCGCCGCGGAAGGGCCAGCCGGGGCTGCTCTTGGGGAAGGCCTTGGGGTATCGCTGCGCCCACATCAGCTCGACATACTCGGCCTCGGTGTGGTCGGCGCGCAGCTCTCGCAGCACCTGCACGGCGTCTCTCTCGGGGTGTCTCATGTTCTAATCTCCACGCTGCCCAATACCGCCGTGACGAGGCGCTGGCCCCAGATCCGGTTCATCGTCGCCCGGCTCATGCCGCGACTGGCGTTGTGCCGGATCAGCTCGACGGAGCGCGGGTGCGCGCGCAGGTAGACGCCGGCCATCATCGTGTCGTGATCGGGGGCCGCCTCTGCCTCGTCGCCTCTGCCGCGCTTGAGCGGGTTCTGCGCGCGCATCGCGCGCCGGATGCCCTCCTCGAGATCGCGCATTAGCCGGGCGCGCTCGGGGTTGTCGTCACTTGGCGGTTGCATTGTTTCGGCCTCTCGAGGGGTAGTAGGCGATGGCGACGTGCTTCTCGCAGTAGGGGCGGCCGGCAACCTTCTGGTCGCCGCAGAAGTAGTAGTCGCCGCCCAGTGCGTTGTTCAGCGGCCAGCGGCAGTGGTGGCGCCGCAGCTCCATCATGCGCAGCAGGCCGGGCGTCGCCGGGTCGATCGCGTCGTATTCCGTCGCCTCGATCTCGCGCGGCGGCGTTGACAGCGAGGGGGCCGCGGCGGCGCCGAAGCCGTAGCTGGCGCGGTGCTGGCGCGCCAGAACGCGCTTGACCTTGGCCACGGCCGGATCAGGCTTGGGCTTTTCGACCTTGTAGGGTGCGTCCAGCTTGCCCGCCAGCTTGAGCCGGTGGAGCTTGCCTATCACGGCACTGCGCGTGGTGCCCGTGCCGAGAGCCTTGGCGATCTGCGCCGAGCTCTTGCCCTGCGCCTTCAGCGCCAGCATGCGCTTGACGCGCGCCTCGGGCCAGAGGTTGTCGCGGGCTTTGGCCATCACAGCACCGGGCCCAGCCACGCGACCAGCACCAGTGCGGCGAAGCCCAGCACGCCCAGCAGCAGCGCCAGCAGGGCCGTGCCGATCAGGGCGCCGAGCGCGATCTTGAGCCGGGAGGGCGGCTTGGGCGGCGGGACGTAGGGCGTGCTGGGCATTCCGTAATTGCGCGGGCTCATCGTGCGGCCACCAGCCAGAAGATGATGGCGACGGACAGGATGACGATAACCGCGCGGGCGAGCATCTCGTATCTCATCACAGATTGAACTCCTGATTGTTGGCGGTGACGTGGTCGCGGTGGCGCTCGAGGCGGTTCATGACGTCCGGGTCGCAGGATGCGATCTCGGCCAGCAAACCCTTGAGGTAGCCGAGCTGGTAGGCCATCGCGCCAGCCTCCGTGCTGGGCCACGTTTGCGTCAGGATTTCGCTGATCAGCAAGGCCGCCTGATCGTAGGGGCGCAGGCTCGCGTTGTCGTTGCCGACGGCGGCCTCGCTCATGATGCGGTAAATATCTAGGCTCACAGTCTGCCCTCCGCCGTCAGGATGGCGCGCTCGGCGCCCAGATCGCTGGCAAAATACTCGCGCGCGTGGCGCTCGATGTCGGCGTCGGAGAGGTGCGGCGCCTCGTCCAGCACGCGCGCCGAGTGAACCCAGAGATCCGCCGCCGCGGGCGGCTCGTCGGAGAACGTGCGAGCGCCGGGCACATAGCCGTAGGTGATGCGCAGAGTGACGGGCGCCCAGTCCTCAGTGGGGTGGGGCAGTTCCAGTTCGATGTCCATTTCGTAAAGCATTTTGGTTGTCCCTCTTAGCGTGTCGGTGATTTGTACCATATGCGTGCAGTTGGTGGCTTGCAAGCCCCCGGATCAGGCCTCCGCCTCGTTGAGCAAGTCTTGCGCCTCGTGCGGGTCGAAGCCCATGCGGAGAAGCATCTGGAAGGCCTCCTCCCGCTCGAGGTTGCCGCAAGCAAAACGCTCGCAGATGTCTTCTTGCTGCTGGATGAAGTAGTCGGATGATGCGCTCATATCAAAAGCCTTTTCGGTTTGGTTTGATGGTCAGATGACCGGAACGTAGCGGCTGGCGCGCTCATCCCAGATGTCGAGGTTGTTGATGGTGGCGGGGCCGCCAGTGCTGCGCCGGGCTTCCCGCAAGGCGTCTTCCGTGCTGGTGGCGCCAAGCATGACCCAGCCGTAGCGACCCTTGTAGCGGAAGCTGGTTAGGCCGGAAGAGGCGAGGGGCTTGCTGCTCATGGCTCAAGCTACCTTCTGGAGGGCGGCGCGGGCGGCGGCGATCTCATCGGGATCATAGTAGCCGTCGCTGTCCTCCATGATCTGGATCAGGTCGGCGATGGCCTCCTGTTCGGTGTCGCCGCAGCCGATATGGTTGCGGTTCTCGCTGTCCTCGCAGCCATCGTAGGTGTCGGCATCAATGGCGGTCCAGTGCCAATCCTTGTCGGTGATGATCTTCATGGCGGTGGTCTCCGATTGAGATAGTGGGTGGTTCAGGACTTGAGGGGGGAGGCGGACCAGTCTTCGTGGACGTGCCACTTGCTGCCATCCTTGGCCGTGAACAGGCCCTTGGTGTGCTTGCCATCCGCAATGTGGCGGTAGTCGTTACCGTAGCGGAAGTCATCCTTCCGCATGATGAAATAGGCGGCGTGGCCGTTGTAGTTAGCGCAATGGACTAGGGCTTTCATGACTTAGATGCTCCTTATGTTGCGGGTGCGAGAAACCCATTCGTTTTCATCGCGCAGCCAAGGGCCGCTAGAGTTCTGAGCCGTGACCATCACGCTGCCATCAGCCTTGGTGGTGCGGTTCAGGGTGCGAACGCCGTTTTCAATCAGCATTTCAACCTTGGCGGCAAAACCCACGTTTTCTTGGGTTTTGATGTAGGTGTCGTTGGTCATTGGCTTACTTGCCTTTCATCTTGAGGGGGGCCTTGGCTTCCCAAGTCACAACGTAGTGGTCGCCATCTTCGTAGAAAGCAGCCTTTTTGCGCTTGAAAGAGGCGGCGAGGGCTACTGCTTCGTCCCAAGTGCGGACTTTGACGTAGAAGGCGGGGGCGGTCTGGTTGGTCATTGGTCGGTGTCCCTTGGTTCGTTTCAACACAGACACCCTCGCACAGCAGCCAAACGGTTGCAATAGCTATTTGCAAAAAACTGCAAGTATTATACAACTTGTTGAAAATACAGGGTTTTTGACCGCAGTTAATTCGTCGAATTAGCTGCATCGGGCGCTTTCGGGAAGACGGTCAGCGCATAATCTGGGCGGTCTGCGGGCCTAATTCGAGATAGGCTGGCCGATGCGGGAGGGTGCCGCCGGCGACGCGCCAGTGGCCCGGCACAGGGACGCCGGGCGGCTGGCGCGGCGTGTCCAGTCCACGCCGCCGCAGGACCGCAGCATAGCACGATGGGCGCGAGGTAAACAGGAAATGTGGACGACCAGTTTATCCAGTTTAACAGTTTGCAGTTTTTTGCAAGATGGCCCGATCGAGGGCACGGATGCTGCAACTAAAAGGTAGCCACCATTTGCAGCATTTGCAGCATGCTGCATCATGCTGCATGTGTTGCAGCAGGCGCTGATGCAGCATCTGATGCAGCATCAACGGGGACCACCCCTTTAGGGGTGGCCCCTTGTGCTGCATGCTGCAGCGAGCTGTGGTGCTGCTGCGCTGCGCCGTTGCGCTGCTGTATTCGAACCATGTAATTTCTTTCCACTTGCAGCATCTGCTGCAGCATGATGCAAATGCTGCATGCTGCACGGTGCGTGCTGCGCTGCTGCTGCGTGATGCTGCTGCGTCGTGTGATGGAGGCCTTGCAGTTTTTTGCAAGGTGCAGGGGAGCTTGATGCGGCGATCGCTCGGTGCTATCTCCTGTCGCGCAGAGCGATGCGGGACAGCATATGCCAGAAACCAAACCGAGCCTCGTGCGGCCAAGGCCGCCAGTGCCTCGGGATCCTGAGATAGTTGACAAGGTGCTGGCGCGCGTCGCCGTGGGCGATCCGCTCGCCGTCGTGCTGCGCGAGCCCGGAATGCCTCACTACACGGCGTGGTACGATTGGTGCCGCGAGGACGCCGCACTAGGCATCGCGTATGCGCGCGCGCGAGCCACCGGCTTCGACCAGATCGCCATCAACGCTCGGGAGACCGCGCGCGGCCGGGGCGAGAGCACGCAGGACACGCAGCGCGATAAGCTGATCATCGAGACGGACCTGAAGCTGCTGGCGAAGTGGGATCCCAAGCGTTATGGCGACAAGGTCGTCATGACGGGCGACGCCGACAACCCGATCATCGTCCAGACGGAGGGCACCGAGCTGGCCAGCGAGCTCCTGACCCTGCTGCGCGGCAGGCGCAAGCAGCTCCAGCTCGAGGGCAAGGCCTCCAGCCCGGCGCCCGCGGCTCCGGCCGCCAAGGGCAAACCGTGACGATCGCCAGCCTCGACGATCTGAGCGAGGCGCAGCTCGCCAGCCTGCCGCCCGACGTCTTGCGCTACCACCTCTGGCAGCAGCGTTGGCTCGACACCGCCCGCCCGAACCAGATCCCGCCCGAGGGCGACTGGGCCGAGTGCGGCTACATGGCGGGCCGCGGCTTCGGCAAGACGCGCACCGGCGCCGAGTGGCTGGCGGCGGCCGCGATCGAGGATCCCGACGCCTTCGACCGCGCGGTGATCGCGCCCACCTTCAGCGACGTGAAGTTCACCTGCTTCGAGGGCCCGGCCGGGCTGCTCAACGTCATCCCGCCCGAGCTGGTAGAAAGCTACTCGTCCACCGACCTGACGCTCAAGCTGCGCACGCTGGGCGGCAAGACCGCCATGATCCGAGGCTTCAGCGCCGAGAAGCCCGAGCGCCTGCGCGGCCCGCAGTTTGCGGACATCTGGGCCGATGAGCTCGCGGCGTGGCAGTACGCCGAGGAGACTTGGGACATGGCCATGTTCGGCCTGCGCCTCGGCCCCCGGCCGCGCGTCCTGTGGACCACCACGCCCAAGCCGATCGAGCTGGTGCGCAAGCTCACGGCGCCCAAGGCCGGGCGCGTGCTGGTGCGCGGCTCGACGTACGACAACAAGGCCAATTTGCCCCAGTCCTTCTTCGACCAGATCGCATCCTTCGAAGGTACGACGCTGGGCAGACAGGAGCTTCACGGGGAGCTGATCTCAGAGGAAAGTAGCGGGGTCATAAAGCGGAGCTGGCTGCGCCTCTGGCCGGCGAAGAAGGCGCTGCCGGCGTTCGACTGGATCGTGATGAGCCTCGACACCGCCTTCACTGAGGCGACCACCGACAAGAAGACCCACGACCCGGACTACAGCGCGTGCACGGTCTGGGGCGGCTTCCGGCACAAGGTCAAGATGCCCGATGGCTCGATCGACGAGCGGTCCCACGTCCTGCTGCTGGACTGCTGGCAGGAGCAGCTCGGCCTGCCGGAGCTGGTCAAGCGCGTGAAGCGCGAGCTCAACACGGCCTACGGCGACGATCAAGATACGGCCCTGATCAAGCCGCTGATCGGAGCCAGCAAGCCCAACACCAGCGGCCGCAAGCCCGACATCGTCGTGATCGAAGACAAGGGCAGCGGCATCAGCCTGCGTCAGGTGCTCGATCGCGAGGGTGTGGCGTCCTACGCCTACAACCCCGGCCGCGCCGACAAGCTGACGCGCCTGCACATCGTCTCGCCTGTGTTTGCGCGGCGTCAGGTGTGGCTGCCGGAGAGCGACAAGTACCCCGGCCGGGCGCGGACGTGGACCGACGATCTGGTGCACCAGCTCTGCAGCTTCACCGGGCGCGGCAGCCTGAAGCACGACGACTTCGTGGACAGCACGACGCAGGCGATCCGCCTCATGATGGACAAGAACATGCTGTCTGCGGTAAAAGCGCAGCCAGCACTACGCGAGCCGACGCCTCCGCGCACGGTCGTGAACCCCTACGCGGCATGAGGCGATGATGGCTGACGACGACCTGCCCGAAGATCAGAACGAAGAGCTGCAGGGCGAGAGCGTGCCCATGCCAGCCGAAGAGGGCAATGGCGTCGAGGACACCGAGGACGGCGGCGCGATCGTCACGCTCGAGGAAGACGAGACCGAGCAGGCCAAGAGCCCGGACTTCTACAAGAACCTCGCCGAGGAGATGCCCGAGCCCGAGCTCGACAAGCTGGCGACGCAGTTCCTCGAGCTGGTGGACCGCGACCGCGAGGCGCGCAAGAAGCGCGACGAGCAGTACGAGGAGGGCCTGCGGCGCACGGGTCTGGGCAACGACGCGCCGGGCGGCGCGCAGTTCCAAGGCGCGAGCAAGGTCGTGCATCCCATGATGACCGAGGCCTGCGTCGACTTCGCCGCGCGCGCCATGAAGGAGCTGATGCCCGCAAGCGGCCCGGCCAAGGACTTCATCCCCGGCGAGATCACGGTCAAGAAGGCGCGCAAGGCGCACCGCAAGACGCAGTTCATGAACTGGCAGCTCACCGTGCAGGCGCCGGAGTTCCGCGCCGAGCTGGAGCAGCTCCTGACGCAGGTGCCGCTGGGCGGCGCGCAGTATCTCAAGCTGTCGTGGGACGAGAGCCGCAACCGCCCGGGCTTCCTGTTCGTCGCGATCGACGACATGTACCTGCCCTTCGCGGCGACCAATTTCTACAGCTCTCAGCGCCGCACGCATGTGCAGTACCTGACGCAGCTCGACTACAAGCAGCGCGTGCGCAGTGGCATGTACCGCGACGTCGACGTGGTGCCGGCGAGCGCCGAGCCGGACTTCAGCGAGGCGGGCAAGGCGAACGACAAGATCGAGGGCCGCAGCGACACGAGCTACAACGAGGACGGCCTGCGCACGGTCTACGAGATCTACGCCATCGCCAGCCTCGAGGGGCGCGATGCCGAGAGCGACATGGACGTCGAGCCCGCGCCGTACATCATCACGATCGACAAGCTCTCGCGCAAAGTGCTCGCGGTCTACCGCAACTGGGACGAGCTCGACGAGAGCAAGGAAGAGCTGCAGTGGTTCGTCGAGTTCCCGTTCGTGCCGTGGCGCGGCGCCTACCCGATCGGCCTGCCGCACATGATCGGCGGCATCAGCGCCGCCGCGACCGGGGCGCTGCGCGCCCTGCTGGACTCGGCGCACATCGCCAACTCGCAGACCATGCTCAAGCTCAAGGGCGGCACGCGCGGCGGGCAGACGCTTGAGATCCAGCCGACGCAGGTGCTCGAGATCGAGGGCGGCCTGAACGTGGACGACGTCCGCAAGCTGGCCATGCCCCTGCCGTACAATCCGCCCAGCGCGGTGCTGCTGCAGCTACTGGGCGTGCTGGTTGACGCCGGCAAGGGCGTCGTGCGCACGACGCTCGAGGACTTGGCCGACAGCAACACCAACACGCCCGTGGGCACGACGCTCGCCCGCATTGAGCAGGGCATGACCGTGTTCAGCGCCATCCACGGCCGCCTGCACGACGCCATGGGCCGGATGCTGCGCATCCTGCACCGCCTGAACGGCATGTATCTCGACGACGAGAACGTCGAGGCCGAGCTGGGCGAGGAGCTGGCCACGCGCGCCGACTTCGACGGGCCGATGGACGTCGTACCCGTCAGCGACCCGAACATCTTCAGCGAGGCGCAGCGCTATGCGCAGGTGCAGGCGGTGGCGCAGCGCGCCGCGGCGCTGCCGCAGCTCTACAACCTGCGCAAGGTCGAGGAGCGCATCCTCGACACGCTGAAAATCCCCAACGCCAAGGACTTGCTGGCCCCCGCCATCGAGCCCAAGGAGCAGAACGCCGTCAACGAGAACGTCAAGGCGACGATGGGCAAGCCGATCGTGGCCTTCCCCGAGCAGGACCACATCGCCCACCTCAAGACGCACCTGAACTACATGATGAACCCGGCGCTGGGCATGAACGCCCTGATCGCGCCGGCGTATCTGCCGGTGATGATGAACCACCTCAAGGAGCACATCGCCCTGTGGTATGCGGCGTCGGTGTTCGAGCTGGGCAATGAGACGGCGGGCGAGGACATCGGCGAGCTGCTGAAGCAGAACAAGACGCCCGACGACAAGCGCGCCTTCGACCGCATGCTGGCCGAGGCGTCGCAGATCGTCTCGAAGGAGGCGACGGGCGTCTTCCAAGCCCTGCCGCCCATCATCCAGCAGGCGCAGCAGATCATGCAGCAGCTCGCACCCCAGCCGGTGGACCCGGCGGCGCAGGCGGCCATGGCCGAGATCCAGCAGCGCACGCAGGCGGCGCAGCAGAGGGCCCAGATCGACGCGCAGAAGCTGCAGGTTCAGGCGCAGGAAAGCCAGACGCAGGCCCAGATCGACGCGCAGAAGCTGCAGCTCGACGCCGCCAAGCTCCAGCAGGAGGCGCAGGCCGACGCGGCCAACGAGGCCGGCGAGGACAAGCGCAAGGCCGCCGAGCTCATGGCGCGCCAGCAGATGAACACGCAGGACAACATGACCGCGATGCAGATCGCCAACCTCGAGGCCGTCACCGGCGAGCGGGTGGCGGTCAGCACCGGCACAGGCATCAACCCGTAACAGCGAAGGATCACGACATGGCGAAAAAGAATGACACCGTTGGCACCAAGGGCGCCACGGTCAAGTCGGGCGACATCATCAACCAGCACAAGCGCATGGCCATGGGCTTGCCCATCGAGCCGGTGAGCAAGATGCCGGTCAAGAAGACGCCCGCTTGAATATCGCGACACTGCTTCGGGTTATCGAGGACGCGCAGGCGACGCTTGCGAGAGATAGCCTGAAGCAGCCTGCCGGACGTGACGTGTTCGACTATGGACGCGCCGTCGGGATGTATGCCGGGCTTGAGCACGCCAAAGACCTGATCATAGGGCTTGTGGCGGAACGAGAACGGAAGGACTTCGACCTTTAACCCCTTACTTGCAGGAAGGAGCACCCATGCAAGAAATCGCAAACAAGATCTCGTTCGCGTATGACAGCGTCGACGAGGCCTTCCCGGCCTGTGACCCGGGCGTGCAGCCGTTTGGCAGCCGCGTCTTGGTCCAGATCAGGACACCCAAGAAGAAAACCGCCGGCGGCATCATGCTGGTGGGAGAGACCCGGGAAACCGAGCACTACAATACCCAAGTCGCCAAGGTTCTGACCGTCGGCAGCTTGGCCTTCAAGAACCGAAACACCATGGAAAGCTGGCCGGAAGGCTCGTGGTGCGCGCCCGGCGACTTCGTGCGCGTGCCGCGCTATGGCGGCGACAGGTGGACGGTTAAGACACCCGATGGCGATGAGGCCATCGTGGTGATTTTCAACGATCTCGACCTAGTAGGCAAGGTGACCGGCGATCCGCTGGCCATCAAGGCCTTCCTATAAGGCTGCAAAGGAGAGCCGGTCATGGCAGACCCCAAATTGACGGAAACTGACGAAGAAGAACTGATTGTTGTAGAGACCCCGCCCGAGGACGAAAAGCAATCAGAGGCGAAAGCCGAGGCTGAGAGCAAGGAAAGCTCCGAGGATGACGAAGACGAGGACGACGCCGACGATGGCGACGAGCGCCTCGCCGAAAGTCAGGACGATAGCGACGAGGACATATCTCCCAACCGCAAGCGGCGCCTGAAGCGGCGCGAACTGCGCAAGCGGGCCAAGGAGAATGCGGATCGCGAGCTGCGGTTCCTGCGCGAGCAGAACGAGCAGCTCATGCGCCGCGTCACGGCCATCGAGGGGCACGCTCTCAGCACGAACGAGCAGACGCTGGAGCAGCGCATGCAGGAGGCCGTGCGCGACGCCCAGCAGGCGGAGCAGATCATGGCGCGCGCGATCGAGGCCGGAAACGGCGAAGACGCCGCCACGGCACTGCGCCTGCGCGACGAGGCCAACCGGCGTGCGTGGGAATTGTCTCAGTCCAAACAAAGGGTTGAGCAAGTCCGGCAGCAGGTCGCCAACCCCGGCCCGGATCCGCGCGTGCGCTCTCTGGCGCAAGAGTGGATCGCCGCCAACCCGTGGTACGACCCCAACGGGCGCGACGAGGACAGCCGCGTCACGAAGGCGGTCGACGACGGTCTCGTGGCCGAGGGCTACGACCCGAAGACGACCGACTACTGGCACGAGCTGACGCGGCGCGTGTCGGCGCGCATCAACGGCGGAGGCGCCGCAGATGACGACGTCGGCGGCGATCCCGAGCGCAAGGCGGCACCCGCCCGGCGCAAGGCTCCGCCGACGGGAAGCACGCGCGAGCATGCGCCTCCGTCGACGCGCAAAGAAGTGTTCGTGACAGCAGAACGCAAACAGGCTATGATGGATGCTGGAGTGTGGGATGATCCCGCACTTCGGACGCGCTATCTCAAGGCGTATCAGGCCTACGACAAGAACTCGGCACGCTAAAGGAGCGAACCAGATGAACGTAGATGATCGCCTCAAGAAGGAACTCGGTGCCAGTCGGCGCACCCGCGAAGTCGAGGACCGCAAGGTTACTCAGGATCGCGCGGTAAGCGAGGACGACAGGCTGGAGATGTTCCGTCAGCAACTGTTTAATGATGCATTGCCGGACTTACCCGAATTGCCCGGGTATCACACCATCTGGCTCACGACTACGAACCCGCGTGATAGTATTCATCGCCGTATTCGGCTCGGTTACGAGCCGATTAAGCCTGAAGAAATCCCCGGACTGGAGTATGCGTCCATCAAGACTGGCGAATGGGCCGGTTTTGTGGGCGTCAACGAGATGCTCGCGTTTAAGCTGCCCATGAGCCTCTATCAGAAGTTCATGCAGGAAGCTCACCACGACGCACCGTTGCGTGAGGAAAACAAGCTGGCCGAAACCGCAGAGATTATGCGGGAGCAGGCGGCTCGTGCTGGAGCGAAGTTGATCGAGGGCGACGGAATGACGGACATGTATGAACCCGCGCCCGGAGCCCCAGTTTTCAACTGAGGCAAAGGGATTTGAAACCCAATCCATAGAGGAAATGGCTAATGTCTTCTGTCTCCCAGCCGTTTGGCCTCCGTCCGTCTTACTCGCCGAGTGGTGTGGTCCGTCCCACCGCTTTCACGATTGAGAACGGCTACGCGGCCAACATCTACCAGAACCAGCCGGTTCGCATCGCCCCCAGCACTGGCGGCGGTGAAGTCGAAGGTACTCTTGTCGCGGCCGCCGTTGGCGCCGCCTTCATCGGCACCTTTCAGGGCGTTGAGTACACCGACAGCGACGGTCGTCGCCGCGTGTCGAACAAGTGGACTGCTTCGCAGTATGGCACCGAAGTGGTCGCCTATTCGACGCTCGACCCGAGCATCGTGTATGAGATCCAGTCGGATGCCACGCTGACGGTCGCCAGCATTGGCAAGCAGTACAATCTCACTGCCATCAGCGGCAATGCCACCACGGGCCTCTCCTCGCAGATGCTCGACACGGCTACTTCCGCTTCGAACGCGTCTGTTCGCGTCATCGGCGTCACGCCGGGTCCGAACAACGCTTGGGGTGACGACTATGTCATCGTTCAGGTCCAGATCAGCGAACATCAGAACGTCGCTGATAAGGCCGCTTACTAAGAAAGGGGCCTTGAACTATGGCTACTCCTATGCGCAGTACAGACTTTCGTTCGATCGTCGAACCGATCCTGAACGAAGAGTTTGATGGCATCTACAACCAGCGTGCGGATGAATACGCGCAGGTCTTCAAGACCTTCAACGGCATCCCGCGTAACTACCACGAAGAACCCGTCCTGTACGGTTTCGGCGCTGCGCCGGAACTGCCGGACGGCATGCCCGTGACCTACCAGTCGGGTGGCGTGCTCTTCATCCAGCGTTATGTGTACCGGGTGTATGGCCTCGCCTTCGCCCTGACCAAAGTGCTGGTGGAAGATGGCGACCACATCCGTATCGGCCAGACCTACGCCCGTCACTTGGCGCAGTCGCTGATCGAAACCAAGGAAACCCTTGGGGCCAACATCCTGAACCGCGCCTTCAACGCCGCTTATGCTGGCGGCGACGGCAAGGAACTGGTGGCGACGGATCACCCGATCGCCAACGGCACCTTCAGCAACAAGCTGACGACTGCCGCCAACCTGTCGCAGACGTCTCTGGAACAGCTCCTGATCCAGATCCGCAACGCGGTGGACAACAACGGCAAGCGTATCCGTCTGACGCCGAAGAAGATCGTCGCTGGTCCCAGCAACGTCTTCCAAGCCGAAGTGCTGCTGAAGTCCGCTCTGCGTGCCGGCACCGCTGACAACGACATCAACCCCGTCCGTTCGATGGGCTTGCTGGCCGATGGTCAGGCGAACCTCTCGCGTATCACCTCGACCACCGCGTGGTGGATCCAGACTGATGCGCCGGAAGGTCTGAAGCTGGCCATGCGCCGTGGGCTCGAAAAGTCCATGGAAGGCGACTTCGAAACCGATTCCATGAGGTACAAGGCCACCGAACGGTATAATTTCGGATGGACTGACCCGCGTGGCGTATTCGGCACTCCCGGTATCTAATAACTAGCTGAAAAAGCTAACTTATTAGCGCACTTGAATAAACCCTCATCCGGTATTAGGCTACGAGCCGAAATCGGATGAGGGTTTTTCTTTGAGAAAACTACACGACGCCTGCACGGTGACTGGCTGCTCTCGGGCGCATAAGGCGCGCGGCTACTGCGCCACGCACTATGCTCAGTACTTTCGCGGCGCTGAGATCACGGATCAGATAAAGGTTCGCGTTTCCGAGAAGCTGCCTTCTTGCACGGAGGCCGACTGCGATCAGCCGGTAAAGGCCAAGGGCCTTTGCAAGATGCACTACGCGCGTCTCCTACGGCACGGCCACACCAAGTACCCAGACCGCAAAAAGCCACCCAAGGCGTGCGCCATACCGAATTGCGAGAATTGGCGGTACGCCCGGGGTCTGTGCAGCGCGCACTACGCGAAGACGTTGAGGTGGGCGGCGCATGGGTTGGACGCGCACGGCTACATCG